CAGGATTACCACCACCAACTAATCTTGGATTTTCCAATTCAGGTTTTTCAGAACCAAGTATGAAATTTGGATAAGGTAGTCCAGGCCACAAGTGGTCACTTAATGTTCCTTTTTGAGTCATAGCTATTAATGAGTTATCAATAAATGTTTCTTGGTCTTGAATTGATTTTCTTCCATTTGATATAAACAATAAAGGATTAGTGTTTCTATACCCAATTCTAATACTATTCCCATATCTACCTTCAAATATCATATCTCCAAATGTTTCTTCTTTTCCTATACTACCATCTTCACCCAATCTTTTATTTTCAGGATCGTCTAATTTTTTATTTCTTTTAACTGTTAATCTTTTTACTCCAACTATTGGATAATTTAATGGTATCCCAAATTTATCTCTTTCAGTAGTTTGCGATAAATCTTTTGTTTCACTATTTTTATTAGCTTGAGTTTGTGTTGAAACCAATGGGTTAATGTTAAAGTTTGGATTATTTAAACTATTTAAAGGACCTAAATAATAATCCTGCCCAGCCTCATCCTCATAAACCAACACCATATCACCCTTAACAGGTACATCAGCTATACCCCTTAACAATGGATAATATTTAGTTTTGTTTATTTGTCCACCAATCATAAGTTCACCATAATGTTTTTGTGCATATATAGCATTAACATCAAAAGAACCTTCATATCCAACATCATCACTACTATGAATTACATCAGTAACTTGAGCTGGTACGAATTGTAAATAAGTGGTTTGTGGTGTTGAACCACCAACAGCACCACCTTTATTTTTTTCAGATTGGGATGAATCTATGGTTACTGTTGCACCCATTTAACTCTCCATGAATCCTTTTGTTTTTTTATTCACATCATCTAATCTATCACTTTCGGTTTGTAAATTATCAACAGTTTCTTGAAGTGTTGACATTAAATCAGCTTTTTCATCATCGGATAATAAACTTGTTTCATCTGATTCACCTTGTGATTTGGCCATGATTCTTTGTAATACACCAGCTAATTTTACTAAATGTTCATCATTTTTAACTGATACATCCATATATTCCTTTATGATTGGTGCTACCATGACAGCATCATCAATGGTTGTAATCATACCATGTATCTCTTGAATTAACAAATCTATTTGTAACTTTTTGTTTTTAGAATTTTCATAAATATCTTTTGTTAAATCTTGAAATGACTTACCCTCAAATATTTCGTTTTCTTTATTAGACATTTTATTACTCCGATTAAATATAATTATTCATATATAAATATCAAGTTTACAAAATTTAAAAGAAAATAAAAAAACCCACCAAATAGGTGGGCTTTTATATTGTTAGATAATTTATTCTTAGAAAAACTTAATATTATTTTTATCCAATTCTAAAATACCATTCATTTCAAATTCACTTATGATTTTAGGATAATGATTTCTAAAAACATTCATAACTTTTGTTATATGTGATGTATTTACATTAGTCATTTCTCTTATTAAAATATAAAGAGATTTTTTATTAAAGTTTTCAATTTCATCTCTTCTTTTTATTAATTCTATTATAGCATAAGCAATATCTAAATCTTTTTTCTTTTTAAATAAAGTTGAAACTTTATGTTCAAAATATCTAACTGTCTCCTCTAATAAATCATTAATGTAAGAAACCTTTTCATGTGAGGATATTTTTAATTTATTACCAACAGCGTCAATATCATCATGTGATTTTAATTTCTTATAATTAGTATTATTGTGTAGTATTAAATAATTTTTAGCCACAATTGAAAAATAACTAAACGCCTTTGAACCTTTAGTATGGTCGTATTTATGCATATTCATAACAAGAAAAGCAACAACTTCGTTTTTAACATCCACGAAACCATAATCAAAATAACTAAATTTAAATGTATTGATTATATTCTCAGCCAACTTGTCAAATGCTTTATGTATTTCATCTCTATATATTACATTTCGTTCTTCATCATCTGTACTTTGATTATATCTAATTATTGCATCTTGAACCTCTTGTCCAAAATATACTTTTCTTTTTTTCTTAGCCCTTGGCATTTTTGTTCTCCTCTGTTTGTTCAAACACACCATCTAATGATAATTGAATACTTTTTAATTCTTCAAAAAAGAAACCAACTTCATCATCAGCTTCAAAGTGACCTGTTGAATCCACATGTTTCATTTTATCAGTTGCAAATGTAATTATCTGTTGTATTTGTAGTATCAACTCCTCATATTGATTTATTCTTCTCATTGATAATACCAACATATAAGATATAAATAATAATAAGATGATTAATGTAATTTCTAATATCATAACAATTTCCTATGCGAATAACTTATTAAATTCATTCTTAATTTCTTTAAGTTTTTGTTCTTGTTTATTTCCCCGTTCTTCATCGTTTCTATTCCACACATCATATTCTATATGAGTTGCCATCATGTCAGCTTGATGTAAAATATAAGCCATATTGGAACGAAGATTAAAATCAGGATTGTATCCCATTAGATATGATTTATTTGCTTCATCATACAAACCATCTGTTAATTTAATTCCAATATATTCCTTATCCGTTACCTTAACACCAAAGTGTTGTAATAACCATAAACCTCTATCAGGTACTTTCATGTATTGTAATTGTGGATTATGTTTATATATCTCACCACGATTTTTTCTATGCCATTCTGAATCTTGTGGTATGTAATAATCATAATTCAAATCACCAATCTTACCCAAGTCATGATGTAAAGCTGCAAACACCAACTCTTCATCTGTAAAGTTAATCATAGCTCCATTCTTTTCCCATAATCTTTTTATCTCTATTGAGTATTGAACTATGTGAAGAATGTGTTCAACATATCCACCAGGCATCGCGTTATGAAAATGTCCCTTAGCACTAGCAGGTGCTAACATCATTCTATCTTTAAAGTAATCATACATCTTCAAAAGGTTTTCTTTTCTATCATCATCTATAAAACCCTCTATGGTGTCTATTAACTTTTTCCAATTATTTTGAATTTGTTCTGCAGTTAATTTTTTCATTATCTTACCTCATATCTATTTTTTGTAAATTTAATTGTATCTTCTAATCTTAATCTATTTCTATATT